AATCCTGCTTACTGGCTACAGGGGTACCATATCGTTGTACCAGCTTTAGACGCTCCTAAGGTAGAAGAGCCATTTACGTTCCCATCCCTGAGATACGTTTATTTATAACAGATTAAGCCTGTCCAACCATTCTGCGTGAAACAAAATATGTTGTGTTACCTTCTGTGTTCGTTGCTGTACGAACTTTGTAACCGCATTGGCGCAAGTCGCTCATACGGGCACGAAGGTTTTTAACGCCAAACAAAGACCTTGCTTGTGGTGCAGAGATTCCACGACCAGTACCACGCAAGTACGATACCAAGAGTTCTGTCTGTGTTTTGCTAGAATTTACAAATGCCATTTTATATACCTCATCAATTAATGATAAAAAATTTACTAAGAATTATTTCTTAGCGTCTGTTTTAGCTTCCGCTTTATTAGCTTCTGCTTTTTTAGCCTCTGCTCTTTCGGCTTTCTCTTTTGGAGTAATCACTTTGGGACGTGGTTTCTCTTTAGAGTCTGCTGTAGGGGCAGGTGCTGGTGCTGTTGTTGCAGGTTTGTCAGCAGGTTTCTTTTCTGCTGGTTTGTCTGCCGCAACGGCAACTAGGGAGAGAGTAGTTAATGCTACTGCTATCAATGCTGTAATGGATTTCATAGAATCTCCTAATTTGTTTTGAGATGTTATTATCTCATACCTATTAACGTTTGTCAAGCCTTTAACGTTGACTTGAGCATCCACGCATGTTTATTAAATGCATCTTGACGCTCTGCCATAAAGTTACTTATGTTATGGCAACGTTCTTGTTCTGCAAGTTCATATACTCTCATAATACTAGAGTTCATAACTTGAATATCATCCAATAGTCTTTGTATCATCACTTCTGCTGGTGGTATAGTTTCGTCACCTTGAATTTGTGATAACTGAATGAAGCGATTAAAACTTCCTGGTGCATATGAATCCAATGTTCGAATTTCTTCTGCAATTTTATCCACGACACCATACACTTCAGTATAGATGTTTTCAAAGAAATCGTGATACTGAGGAAAGTTAGGACCAGTTACGTTCCAATGGTAGTAATGTGCCTTCAAATAAAATGCATAGTGATTTGCCAAAGAAACTTTTAGTGATTGTACTAATTCTTCCATTTAATTTTCTTCCCTCTTTTTAGTTCCGATATTATACTTTGCTGTCAACAACCACTCATTTTTTTCTTTATACGAAATGATTTTAATCTGAGACAATGGTGCGATTGGTTCTAATGAATTTTTAGAAACAATTTCAATCAATCCCCATTCAGCTAACAAATTTGCAATAGTGTTACGTCTTGCCAAATCGTTATCTTCAAAGTCTGTTGTTTTGCCATCTAGTGCAAACAACTCTTTAAAATGTACAATATAGTATTTTCCTTTTTTATGTAGAATGTGACATGATTGATAGAGAGTCTTATCTTTTCTAGATGCCACTCCAATTCTAGTCAATGTCTCTTTTACTTTTAGAAAATCGTCTTCTTGCTTTAATCTTACCTCAAGTAAGTCTTCAATGTTCACCGCCATTCTTTTTCTCCTTGGACTTCAATCCACCTTTTTGTATTTTTACTTTCATCATATTGAGTTGGTCGGACGTTATAAGATTCTGCACCTGTTTAGCCTTAGCGTAACTATAGCCAAAATATTCAGAAATCACATTAATGTCTTCAACTACTTCATTCTTAAACCACTTGCTATAGCGTTTTCGTGGCCTGATGGTATTTAGTAAATACAAAAATTGAGGTTTGTTTTCCAGAAGATGACGGAGATTCATCTCGTTTGCATAGAGTACTGTGTCTGAGAAGTAAGATAGTCCTTTGTTAACGATGTACGCATTGTACGATTTTTCGGCAAGTTCGTCATTGTCAGTACCAACCATCATGTTTTCTTTTGATTGGTTGATAGCGTTTAGATAGTCAAATGGTGTCATAATAAAAATTCTCAAAAACGTGTTCTGTCCCAACTAGATTTTTGGGACACTTTTTAATCAATTCAGAAAATGTGAATACAGTCGCATAGTAATTTTCTTTTCCATTGTCTATTGATTTCCAATCATCTTCTTTTAAGTTGCAAGTGCTGATATAGAAAGATATTCCTGATTGCCCATATACTGTTCTAGTCAATTCTTCCCAAACAACAAGAACGTATTGTGCAGGACGTTTGGAATATTTACCACCCATCCACTTAATCGACTTTTGATTCTTGGTGACTTTAATTTCAACTGAATGTTCATTATCATAAAAATATAAATCTGGCTGATGGTCGTGTGAATCTTTTCGGACTTTAATACCATTGCTGAGAAAATGTTTCTCTGATTCGGAAACAAATAAACTAGATACAATTTCAGATTTTAATTTTGTTCTGAAATCATATTGGAAAATTTTATTTGTTGCTACTGAAACATTTTTTGCAATTGTCTGCCAATCGGAATCAGAAAAGTCGAATGTATAATCACTTGAATTCACAGTCAACCATCACTTCAGTTAAGAATGCGACAAAGTTAATTTCTTGGTCAACAACAAATGCAGACTTGTATTGATAGTCAGCAAGCAATAGAACCATACGTGGAACAGAATCAGGCTTCAAGCACTCATTGCTGTTATCAAAGATGCGTTTGAATAGTGCAGATGGTTCATTGTCTAGATTCTCTGCGACCCACTTACGCATACCTGAAAAGTCTTTTGACTTCAACTTCTCTGTCAATGTCTTGAAATTGTCACTTGAGATATTCGCAAGAATACCAGTATCAATCTTACCTGTAGCAGAGTAACGTTGCAGTTCATTGAGAACACGCCTCCAATCAGGAAAGTGTTTCATAATAAGTTCAGCAACAACTTTCTCTTCAAACTCTACGTTTTCTTTTTCAAGAATACCAGTCACACGTTTCATAAAACGACCAGCAAGTTTTGGCTTGTCTGATGCGTTTATTTTAAATTGTACAACGGAGCACCTACTGTGGAGAGGGGCGATGATACGATTAAGAAAGTTGCAAGTAAGGATAAAACCACAATTAGCAGAAAACTCTTCCATGAAGTTCCGTAATGCGGGTTGAGTAGATTGCGGATTAAGGTAATCAGCCTCGTCAAGAATAACATATTTACGACCACCCGAGAATGATACAGTTGAGGCAAAGTTTTTAATCTCATTTCGTAGAGTATCGATGTTGCCGTTCATCGACCCGTTAATCACAATGTAATTGCATCCGAGTTCTTCAAGCATAGCCTTGGCGATAGTAGTTTTACCAACGCCAGGGCCGCCCGTAAGAATCAGATTAGGAACATTCTTTTGGTCAACAAATTGTTGGAATGTTGCCTTCAAGTCTGCTGGAAGAATTGTGTCTTCAACAGTTTTTGGTCGATACTTCTCGACCCACAAGAAATCTTGTAGCATGTATTCACCTCATCATAACATAAAAATATATTCTAACACATTGCATGTTAGAATGCAAACTGAGTGTTACTTAGCCACACTCTCATAAAGGGTTTCAACATCGTCTTGCTCTTGTTGAACCTCGGTGAAGTTTTGTTTGTGATAAATCTTTGCAAGTTTGCGAGTGTACTTTTTAGGCAACTCAAATTTATCTTCAACTGAGACTAGAATGTCTTTAATCAAATCACGCTCTGCTTCAATGCGAGTGAGTGAAGCGGAGATTTCGACAAGTGCATCCAGAATTTTTTTACGGTCCTCTGGAGAGGACGGAACAATCACATTACTCATAATATTAACCTTCGTACTTAGAACCAGCTTCAGTAGCAATCCAATATTCAACGGGATCGGTTGCGTGTTTGAAGTGTGAAATGCCTTTGGATGAAATCGCAACATCATATGTGCCGGGAATCATCTTCAAGTTTTCTGTGTTGAAAATCATTTTGAAATTCGATGTAGTCTCGCCAACTTTGATTGAGAAGTTATCAGACTCATCATTCTTAACGTCAAGTGTAGCGATAGAGATACTAGCGCCATCGCCAATGACTGCAATGTTTGGAAGACCTAAGATGCCAGACAACTTCAATACTTGGCTCATGTCTTCTTTTGTCAGTCGAAAATTCACTTCGGCATTTTCAATCTTCAACTCTTTTGCTGGCGGTGCTACAATCATAGACTCATCTGCAAGTCCGTATGTAGTTTTAGATGTGCCAGATTTAACTGTAAGATTATTTGCATCCGAATTGATAACAATCTCAGGGTCTGTCAAAGAACCACACAGAGACAAGAAACGATTCAAGTCATAGATGACAAAATCTTTTTCAAAGTTTTCTGTTACAGTTGCCTTGCCGAGTACGTTCTGTCCTTTGGAGATAGTTCGCACCACAGAACCTTCTTTGAATTGCATACCTGCATTAATGGTAGCAAAGTTTTTTAGAATGTTAATTGTTGATTCGCTTAATTTCATTTTGTTTTCCTTCATTCAAGTCATGTACGTGTAGCATGATTATAGCATAGTGTAAAATCTTTAGCAAGTCTTTACGATTACGTCCGTCTTTCTTGCCATACCTTTGTGCGTATTTCAGCACGTTACCAATACAGAATCCTTCACCATGTCCACCATCAATGATAAATTCTGTTGCTTGGAATTTGTCACGGGAATAATGTTGCCCGTATGTTGCATCAATATAAGACTTCAGATCCGCTAAAGTCTTGTCTTCATTATATCGATAGTCAATCATTTCAGATTCGCAGATACGTTACGTTTCACAACATCATCACCAGCGGTTGGTGAAGCGTTAATAGCCGCAAGTGCTTGCAACGAACCACCAAAGATATAGCTACCAGCGTGTTTCAAACGCAACCATGGAAGCAACCATACCTTACCACCAGCTTTACGCATCCATTGGCAGAACATATAATCTTCTGAGAGATAACGTTTTGTATCTGGACAAATAACACAATCAAAGTAAGCCATGATTTCTCGACTGCCATCAAAGTTTGCAGTACGCACATGGTCTGGCTTATAGCTTTGTGTTGGGAATGCTTTGTCATATTTTTGAAGTGCTTCACGGGTAATCAACATGAAACCTGTACCGCTTTCTTTCACTTCAATTGGCTCGTCAATTCGGAACTGAGTTACACCATCTGCTGGATTAAAAACAAAGTCACCAACAAACTCTTCCAATTGATTTGGATTCTTGTCTGCATAGCCTTTGTCAACTGCAACTTTAATCTTCTCCCAAGAGATTGCTTTCTTTGGATATGGTCCACACACAACATCCATGTCATCACGGGTTGCGGCAAAGTGCATCATCACCAAAACGTCTTGTGGCTCAAAGTGAATGTCGCTATCGATAAAAATCATATGGTCGTAACCACTACGAACAAACTCATCTGTCAAATAATTTCTAGCACGTTGCACTAGTGATTCGTTGAAGATGAAAAACAGTTTAGCCTCAATACCATATTTGGTACAGAGAATCATAAGGTCTGTGATTGCTTTCGTGTATGCACCGTGGCATTGTCCGCCATACATAGGTGTTGCGACAAAAAGTTTTTTGCTTCGTAGTTTCTGAATATCAAGTTCAAATTGCATAATTTCTCCATGCTGTTAGTTGTTGTATCATATATGTATAAAAAAAGAGGCTACTTTACGTAGCCTCAAAGGCATTACTGCCAAGGAGATTAGAAAGGAATTTCGTCTGTAATTACATCTGGCTTAGACTCTACTTCTGCGGTAGGGTCGATACCGGCATCAATCTTGCTGTACAAGTCAAGGAATGCAGTCTTTGTTTCGCCATCGAAACGATTGATACAGTACTTGATTGCTTCCATCTTATCGTTGAAGATAGTGTATGCTTCAGCAATGTGCGACAGACGGCGAGTAGAAATCAATTCATCAATAGCACCTTCTTCGAAAGTCTTACGAATGATATCAGCCCACTTCACAAGATTTTCTGCGAATGGTTTGTCATCAATGCCAAGGCTTGCGAACAACTTAGTCAAAATCTTTGTTTCGATTTTAACATCAGGATATTCTTGTTCAACTGTAATTGGGAAACGCTCAAGGAACGCATCATCAAGAATCGTAGCGGCCATGTAGCGACCAGACTCATCACCTTTACCTTTGGTGTTTGCGGTAGCGATAACGTTGAAGCCTTGCATTGGTTCAACAAATTCACCAGTCTTCTTAACAAACAAACCTTTGCCCTCAAGCACACCTTGCAGACACATTAGTTTATTCGAACCACGGTCAATTTCATCAAGAATCAAAACGGCACCAGACTTCATTGCTTGAACAACTGGACCATCAAACCATTTTGTCTCGCCGTCAATCAAACGGAAGCCACCAATCAAATCATCTTCATCAGTCTCGGGTGAAATATTTACACGGAGACATTCAGTTTTCAATTGGGCACAGGCTTGCTCGACCATAAAAGTCTTGCCGTTGCCAGAGAGGCCAGAAACGAATACAGGATAAAATTTCTTTGATGCAACAATACGTTTCATGTTGTCAAAGAATCCAAAAGGAACATACAATGAATTCACTTTAGGAATAATTGCGCCTTCTTGCATACGTGCAACGG